AAAATAATCAATTGTTGTACAACAACTGGTGGAGATGCGACAGTTGCAATAACCCAGGCTGGCGTACTGGATACTGATTTGGTGTTTGCTCAAGTACAAGCAAGTACTAACGCGGTATCGGTGCAAAAGGTAACGCCCACCGCCGATACAGTGACTGTGTTGCTATCTGGTGACCCTGGTGCCGCCACTGTAGTTACTTGGCAAGTATTAAGAGCCGCAGCGTAATAAATGAAGGCTCCTCCGGGGGCCTTTTTTACAGGATGTGAAGATGCAAGATTTAAAAGAGTGGTTAATGAAGTGCGAAGGTTTTCGCAATAAACCATACCGATGTACCGCAGGCAAACAAACCCTGGGCTATGGCTGGAATATTGACGACATGCCTATATCCAGAGCAGCAGCGGAGTTCATACTTGACGAGCAGATTAAAGGGTTTAAAGCCGAGCTCCACCATTACAGCTGGTATCGAAATCAACCTCCTGGCGTACAAGACGCGTTGGTGAACATGGCATTCAATATGGGTATTAATCGACTGGTGTGTTTCACCAAGATGATTGCGGCGTTGAATAGATTCGATTACACGACAGCAGCTAAAGAGGCGCTTGATTCGAAATGGGCAACGCAAGTCGGCCAACGAGCCAAAGACGTAGCTTTAATGATAAGACAAAGCAAGTAAATGGCGTTGCAACCAGAGCAGATAATACATATCCAAGTGGTTGACTGGGTTAGGGCTTGCACCGATTTGCCCGTGCTGCACTTTGGGAACGAGAGGCGTTGTAGTCCTCAGCACGGCGCCATATTAAAGCGCATGGGGGTTGTTAGCGGGGCGAGCGATTTATTTTTCCCCCGTTCCAACGGGAAGCATCACGGGTTGTTTATCGAGCTAAAAACATTGAAAGGAAAACTGTCCCCATCTCAAATTAAATTTTTAGAAAACATGAACCAGGAGAACTATTTTGCATTGGTGTGCCGTGGCGCAGAAGAGGCGATCACATTTATTAAAACATTTTACAATCTACCTGCTAATGACGTGCCTTTTAACCGCGTGTGACGGCGGTGGAGGAGCAAACACATCTGTACCCGGTACGTCTTCATCGTCCGGAGGTATCGTTGACCACATGGCTTCTGCGGCGGTTGGCGGCATGGCGGCGGGGATGGGTGCGGCAGCGGGTCATGCGGTGGCTAGTCATGCAATTAACAAGTGGCAAAATCGTACCCGGTTTAGACGCAGGTAAGGTACGGGGAGGCCACCATGTAGGTCTTATAGGCGCGCAAGCCATAACCCCGTGGGATGGCATTGTACTACGCAAAAACCTTCTTATAAAGAACCCACTTCCCATCAACCAACTTCAGTTTTAATTTAATTGGAGGTCGTGCCTTATTCACCATGGCTTTCAAGTAAATTGGATTATGAAGATGCGGATACCATTTAGAACTATCCGTCATGTGTTTTGAAACAAATGCGCCGTAGAAAACGTTCATCGCCTTTGCTGACGACATAGGGCTGAAGTGCTCATATATCAATCTTGGTTCAGCATGTGGCATCAGGTATTTATAGGACGCACGCACGGTTATCTTGCCGTCATACTCCTGCGTCCAGAACCTGGTTTCCAGTACCGCTGCCTCTTCGATTATGGCGGTGATTGGGGCGAGAGATAGCTTTGCGTTTGGGTCGATGAGTTCTGCGTGGCATTCGCGGCACTGCCTTGCTGTAATATCATTGGGCAAATTGCATGAAACACAGTCTTTATATTCGAAGTAATGATCGCATCGTTTGCCGTCCACCATACCATGACAGCGCCTAGTATGGATCCCAGCCATTTCACCGCAGACGTAGCACTTGAACGGCCTTTCTTCTTCATGGTCTTCTCTCCGCTGAAGGGCTTCGTTTATTATTAAATTATCTATATCTTGGTGTCTACTAAGATTCCCTGCAAAATCTAGAATAAGCGCATTTTTTTTTGAATCATGCAATCGAAGCGAGCGACCAATTCCCTGCACATATAAAACCAGTGATTCCGTAGGTCTTAACCACACGGTTGTGCAAAAGTTAGGCACATCTATCCCGGTCATTAAGCAATTCACGCTTATCAAATACTTTATTTCTTGGTTTCGAGCCATTGTTAATATTTTATGGCGTTCTTTTTCTGGTGTATCACCTGTTATGATGTATGCCGATCCTTTTGGTAACGCCGACAGGGCTTCATCGCAATGTTTTTTACTACTGCAAAACAGAAAGGCGCCATTCCTGTCCGTCATTATTTGATTTACTTCCTGCAATATATCCCAAGTTAGGCGCTTGTTTTTATCAACAACCGCTTGCAATTCGGTCGCGTTAAATTTACCGGCTTTAATTTTAACCGAACTAAAATCAAATGATTCTGTTTTTTTGATGCCGTAAATTGGTCTTGCCAAGAAGTGATGTTCGATTAACCATGACGTGGTTATGTTGGCTACGCGCGACTTAAACAAACATGACTTACCAACAATATCATTTCCAGAGCCTCTGAAGTCTGTTCCTGTTAAACCGAGGACTCTCATGGGATTATACTCCTGCTTGTAGTGCCGGAGGATTTTCATAAATTGCGAATCATGAATCGCGTGATTTATAGAATGAGCTTCATCAACAACCACCATGTTAAAAATAACATCTTTTATGGGGTGGTTTCTTTTGATTGCCGCAATGATTGATTGAGGCGTTGCGAACACAATATTATTTTCAAATTCTTTTTTATTTAGGGATGCGCAGAAAACAGAAGGGTTTCCAGCCATTCTTTTGAATGTTTCAGAATTATTTCGCACCAACTCAGAACTATTAACCAAGCATAACGCACGCTTTCCTTTGATCTCAAGCGTGCGCATCATGCTGCCGATCATGACCGATTTCCCAGAGCCTACACTGGATACAAACAAAACAGGGTCATCATTTTTTTTTAATGCTTCCCATGCCTCGTTGATTCCTTTGGTCTGATAACCCCTTAATTCAATCATTTTTCTTCAAATAGTTTATGCCGTTGAACAGTAAAAACTATTTTGTTTTTTTTTATTATTGTCACTCAACATCACCATACTTTATACTATTACGCAGTATATCCATCGCCTCATCGTATCCATAGATTTTGCCAGCGTATCTACCTTGCTCAAAAGGTGTTAACTCACCCAGGCGGTCAACCAGGCACTCCATGGTGTCGTGCTTGGCTTGCCATAGGTATTCGCGTAGCTCTTCGAATGTTTTGATAATCATTGTTCTTCATCCTTCGGAAATGGAATATATATAGGGCAGCATAACTCAGGACATTCACGATGCTGATAGCCGAAAACCACATCCCATAATTGCTTTCTTTTGCAATTTGGACATTCTTTTTCAATCATTGCAACATCACCTTAGCATTAGCCTCAAGATTACGCTTAACCCCGTCAATAACACCCTGAAACGCATCAGCCGTAATCGCCATTAACTCACTAGCATTAACAGTCTTGTGACCACTTGACAGATACGTGTCAATATTCACAATAGACTGCTGAACCATGTTAGCCAGCGTTAATTCGATGAAATCATGAATGCCACCGCGCTTGGCTTTGCCGTAGTCGCCCAGGAACTTCTGTAAATAGTTGTGTGCTTCTTGTATTTGTTGTTCTGCTGATTGTTGTGCTTTTGTTATGTCTTTCATTTATGACACTCCTTTTTAAACTTACAAAGCTTGCAAATGTACCAAGACGGACTATTGCTAACCTTAGGCGGTGGCGTAGTAGCCGTATGAATCGACACCGCACGCATTTTCAATTCCTCATAGTACATCGGGTCAAAATCCACGCGCTCATCCCACAGGTCGCAATTGTCTTTGTTCATGACAATCACATAAGCCGTGTGTACGCCTGACATGCCCATGTACGCCTGTACTTGAGAATAATAAAGCGGACTCCACGCACGCAAACCATGATTCTTGAACTGGTTAAACATGGATGCCTTGGCGGTCTTGACCTCGATTACGGCCCTCGGCTCTCGCCTCGCAGTCCACAACCACATGGCATCAACATGCCCACGAAAATACGGCAGCTCCTCGTCAAACAAATCCCAGTAAATACGGGTTAGCGTTACGCCAGAATCTTCAAGTAGGTCCAGCACTAGACCTTCAAGCTTCTTGCCAGTCTGAAATATCCTCAATGTACGATTTGTGTATGGCTCAGATGGGTAATCGTTATACCCATACCAGACCTGGCGCATGCATTCGGAACCGATGCTGCTGGCTCCAATGTACATGCGCTTCTCATCCGGCCTGTTGGGCAGGTTTTCTTCGATTATTTTTGTTAGTTTTCCGGTTTGCATGTACGTCCTTAAATGGCGGTGGTCACATGCTAACACCCGCTTAGCGTCAAGTTAGCGTTACTAAGTTTCTCAGGTCGCCTAGAGTCAAGGCAGTAACCACCATAATTCATGCTGGTTTACGTCCAGCAACGGGCTTCTGTACCACCAGAACACATCACGGAATCGAACCGCCTTTTGCTACACCAGTTTGTCAGCCACCCATTGGGAATCGAACCCAAGCCCATACTAAAACGGCAAGTCGTCTAAAGTTTCACCAACAATAGGCGCATTCCGACTAAACGCCGAATCAACATTGCTGCGTGAATGCACGACTTCCTGCTTGATTCCGGTTTCACATTTGAAACCAGCGGCGGGGTGAACTTCTGTGACGTTGTTGCCCTCTAAATTGCCGGGTTCGTTTTTCTTAGGCACAGACCACTCGCCTATTTTAATTCCCAGTATTTTACCTAGCATTGGACTCAATGCGTTTGAGTCTGGCGCATCCGCGCTTGTTGGTTGGTAATTGCATAGGTTCATGATGAGCTTCATCATGTTTAATGCTCTGTCTATTTGAAATGGCTTGCCATCGAATGGTTTTATTTTTTGAAATACTTCGCGATTAACAAAATCCCCGGATGTTATTTTCCATTTTATTTCATACAATGTTTGTGCGCCCGTGTATTCGTTTGCCGGTTTTTCAACCAAGTCAAACGATTCGATTTTAGCTAACGCCATTGTCCCGTCTGGTATTACCGAGAAGTTAGGCATGCGCGCATCTTCCAGTTTACCGCTTATTTCTTTTCCTGAGCCTGATGTCCAAAAACTCATTATCTATTCCTCATTAAAGTAAGATTCAATTTTATCCTTCACGTACTGAAGGTCATTGTCGATCAATGCATCATCAAACATCCCCATCGGCGAACGCGCCATTCTATCCCCGTCATGCTGCGTCTGGAAACAAAACCGACCGTCAACCACTCGCGTATGCAAGCAGGTGCTGAATATGCCCTCAATAGACATCTTTTCTGATAAGAGCTTGCCGATGGTTTTCAATGTAGACACGCCAACGCTATCAGTGTCGTTATGCGCCAATACAAAACCCGTCAACGTAGGCCGCGTATTGTTCATGGCAACCATTGTGCTCCAGCCATGAAACCCAATGTCCGAATATTTTTCGTAACCTCGCTCACTGCTCCGTTTCATAAACTCATGAGACAAAATATACTGCCAGTCATCCAAAATAATTGTGGTGATATCCGGCCTGCATTTATCAACCATCTGTATGCACTTTACAATGCGACTCCAGTCGTCAGACACGAAGTAATTGCCTTCTGTATCGTTCCATCCCGAAATAGGTTTGTAGAGCTTCTTAAAGCCTTTAAACGGCAATGGCTTATCCAATACGGAAATAATGAATGTTGTTTTTGCGTCAAGCGTTCGGATGCTAGTGCTTTTACCAGAACCGCTACTGCCTATTATTAATACCGCACTCATCAGCAACACCCCTCTGGATACAATGGCGCATCATCATGCGCATGTGTTATTGGCGCATGCTCAGTCACCACAGCATGCGGAGCACAGGCGCTTAATAGCGCCAGTAAAAGAATCGTGATTAGTCTCATGCTATGTTGCCTATGGTTATTGACGCCTTACCTGGCTTAATCGTCACAAGCGCCGTCAACGATTCACGAACCGCTTCTGGTGATGTTGCCATGTATTTCTCGTATAGCTTCTTGTCAACGGTGTAGCTTTTAGCAGTCTTGATGGGATCAAACTCTCCCGGTAAAAACACAGCGCCCGATTCATACGCTTTTTTGTCTAAACTAAAAGTATAAGGCGTTTTACAAGTTACCTTGTACTCATTGTATTCGTACGTAGCCTGGCCTTCTTTGTTGTGTCCCAAAGCTGCAATTATGATCTGCGTCAATTCTTCTTTGCGCATCGTCAGCTTGGCAATCTTTTTGTTAACCGATTGCATTTCAATAATAGCGGCCTCTAATTGTTGTTCACGGCTTGCTGTGTCTAATTGCTGGTTCATATTGTTCTATCCTCATTTACTGTTTAGTCTGCGTCAGGATTTGACGTGCTTGTATTCTATCGCATACAAGCATACAATGCAAGCAATTTAGGGGGTAATAAATGACTATTGATGATTTAATAAAAGAGTACGGGCATGAGACGGAGTTTGTGAAGCAGACGGGGTTTACGCGGGATTGTTGGTTTAAGTGGCAGCGGGCCGGGNNCGGAATTGACGGGCGGGCGATTAAAAGCGTGTTAGATGGATGCGGTCAAGGGGCGCGGATGAAGAAAAGAATGGTTAGGGTGCCAATTTGGTTGTTTAGGATTGGCTGTGCTTTAAGCGGGTATGCTATAGCGAAGATATTGATTGATCTTGATTCACTTTTAAAATAAGGAAATACAATGACCACAAGCGCCACGAGCAACACGAACATAAATTTATATGCAAAACAGTTATTAGAAAGGCTGGGAAATTCTATTTATGAGCGTGGCGCACTGGATGCCGCGTTATTCACGTTCAACTCCAAGGAAATCTGCATAGTCGAGGACTGGATACAAGAGTTTTTGATCGAGGCTGAAGCCCCGGAAGTGGAGACGAACGAGGCACCAGAGTGTAGCGTAAATTCATTTGCAGGGATATTGTATCGGTAACGGAACGGGGTAGCAACATGGGTATGTTGAAAGATATTGCTGTCATCATGGGCGGCGCGTCATTGGTGCTTGCGATATTGGCGTTACGGTTCTCGCCGTTTCTGTTAGTTGCGTGGGTAATTGTGCATTTTGTTAAGAAGTTTTGGTAATTGATCTTGATGTGAACTTTATGTAGACTGGCCCTATAAGTGCGTCAACACTTATTAGAGCCATGCGCGTTGCGCGTTGGCTATACAACCTAGGTCTAGTAGGCTATATATGCACAGGATGATAACAAACTTATTCTTTTACTGGAAGCCCATTCAGGCGGTATGCTTGTTTGGGTTTTTTTTTAATTTCTGCTCAAGGTTCATGGAGATCGTAAAGAGTGAATAGATTGAATTTCGCATTAACAGATATGGAACAAAAAATAGGGCTTGTCCCGTCAGATACGCGTCAGATAACAGGAAACATAACCGGAGAATACGAGCGATTCACAATACATGGGGAATCTAAAAGCAAAAGGTCTGGGGCGATCCTTTTTTTTGATGATGGTGGTTATTGGGCTATGAACCACAAAACATCTGAAAAATGCAGTGGTCACCCGGATTACAAAACAAATTACATTTCAACAAAGACCCGCACAATCCCTGCGAAAATAGAAGACAAGCAATATACACGCCGAATAGCAATGCATATGTACAAGAATGGACACCCAGTTGATGTTACCTTTCTTGATGGCCACCCATATATAAATCGAAAACAAATATCATCCGTTGGTATATTGAGCTGCCAAGATTGCTGCATGGAATACCGCCGAGATTGGCTTATGTTTCCTTTATTGGATGAAGAAGGGATTGCAAACATCCAATTCATCTCAAAAGATGGTGATAAACGATTTCTAAAAGGGGCAAAAAAGAAAGGGACGTTTGGTGTCTTTGGTATTTACCAGAAGAAAATGAACGTGATATTGACGGAAGGGGTGGCCACTGCTCGAACGCTATACGACACACTTAAGCAACCGGTGTTTTATGGGGTTGATGCTGGGAACCTCACCCATGCTTTGGCTACTATCATAGCAAAACATGGGATCGATGTTCGTATCACACAAGTGTCTATTGCCGCCGATTATGACGAAAACGGCATAGGCGAGAAAAAAGCCATTCAAGCACTGAAAGACAACTTCATTCCCATTAACAAAACATCATTAATCGTTCCAAAGGTTAATATAAGCACAGACTGGAATGATATTTTAGTTAATTACAAAAATGGTGAAAAACACATAATGCAGCGCTTTTTAACCAAAACAAACAACGGAGAATAATATCATGACGAATGAAGAAAAAACAAGCATTGATGCGATAGACAATAGACCGGACGCGTTGCTTTTAGGTGAAAACGAAGTGAGCGAACAATCTTGTATTGGTTGCTTTCCTGATTTAAGCGAAAAAGATAGACCATTAAATACAACCGACAATATTTCTCATTTGTTAAATCATTTTAATATAAAAATCAAATACAACTTAATGACCAATCTTCCTGAGTTTAGCGATGGACATAAGGCCTTTAGCTCGGAAAATGAAGCGGATTGTTTTTTTACGGAAATATCCAATTTATGCGTGAAAAACGGGGTGCCTAAGATAGATCTTTACAACCATATAAATTTGATATCCGAAAGGAATCGATACCATCCTGCAATAGAATTCATTGAAAGTAAGCCGTGGGACGGGGTTTCACGTATAAATGATTTATTGGAAACAGTCTCTTCATCCAAACAAGAACTGGCTAATAAGTTGATATACAGATGGCTTATTTCATGCGTTGCCGCCTTGTACCTTCCTGAAGGAATTGCTTCCGAGGGAGCTTTAGTTTTTCAGGGAAAACAAAAAATTGGTAAAACATATTGGTTGCTAAAATTATTGCCTACGTCCCACAGGAATCTTGTCAAAGAAGGCGTCTCCATGAGTGTTACAAATAAAGATGACGTAATAAAATCCACTAACGTATGGATTGCTGAGCTTGGAGAAATAGAGAGCACTTTTAAAAAATCAGATGTGAACGAGTTAAAAAACTTTATTACGTCATCTTATGATGAATATAGGGCGCCATTCGGGCGTTTTTCAAAAAAGTATTGGAGAAGAACAGTGTTTTATGGATCAGTTAATTCACAGCATTTTTTAGCAGATGAAACAGGAAACCGCAGATTTTGGACTGTTCCCGTCACTCATATAAATTATGACCATACGATAAACATGCAGCAACTATGGGCAGAAATAAAAACTCTTTATGATGAAGGAGAAACATACAGACTCACCTCCCTTGAGCAAAAATTATTAAATGAATCCAACAAAGACCATGAGTGCATAAACCCGTTAAAGGAATTATTGTTTAATAATTATCACTGGGAATCGCTGAATAGACAATGGATGACACCAACACAGATCATACAAGAAATGGATCTTGTTGCAGATAAAATCAAAACAAATAATTTAGCTAACATTTTACGGGAAGAGAACATAGAAAGCCGAAAATCAAATCGCGGGACTCAATACTTGATTCCATACAAGAAGTCACCAAACTTAAATTTTCAATAGAATCTAAAAATATTTATATACAAAGGGCATAAATGTAAATTTATTGCCCTTTTTTTGTTGTATAAAAACATATTGTATTAAAATTTTTATAAAAAGTGATCATGGTGATCATCTTTATATAGAGTATATTACCTATATAATTTATTATAATATGATATAGGTAACGTACTGTATAGGAGGATGATCACTTGATCACACTTGATCACCTTTTTGTTGTATTAATTAAACTATGGATTTAAAAAATGACCGAAGAAGATAAAAAAAAATCAAAAATCAACGGAGAAGGCTGGGGCGACTGTCATATTTGGTATGAATTTAAATTCACAGAAAATGACAATCCTATTTTGCGCTATTCAACATGGAAATGCCGACGATGTTGGTCTGTTTTTAATCATATGTATAATTATATTCCTGACATATTTACTGCAATGAAGGCGTGCAAGGTTCCTGATGTGTGCACAAGGGCGTTCCCTGGTAGATTAGAACGAAATTGCATCACAGGAGTTCGTTGCGAGGATAAAGAAAAGTAAGTTTAATTATTCTTTTGGGTGGGATATAGTGACTTTTACAGATTATTGTGAAAAAAATAACATTCATTTAAACAAGAAAGATATTAAATGGATGCTTTTTACATTGCAAGAAGCACCAAAACATAGAAGGAATGGAATAATGAAAGGTTATGCCGAGGTCTGGATGGATGTGCTCATGCATTGTGGCCAACAAGAAAATAGGCAAGAAATGGCGCGGTTAGCCGCAAATGCACTCCTTAGAGTTTCATGCTAAACCCATGAACTTCACAACCTACGCCCAAACCAAAGGCCTCGACTTACTACCCGATGATATCCGGTGGTTACGGACCATCATTACCAAGATACCGCCAAACGACCGTAAACGCGTCCTAGAGCAATACGTAACGATATGGCGTGAAGTATTAGGGCCTGAGACAAAAGCATCGTGTGCGATGAATTTGGGGCGTTCTAGGGCTAACAACTGGGTGCGGGAACAAGTGGGGGGAGCCTAGCCCCCCGATATTGTGGTTTTCCTTGATTGTTAAATTAATCTTGATGTCGTGTTATTATCCGATGAATTTAAACATAAAGGATGTTAGCGTGCTAAAAAAAGGGGTTGTAAAGTGGTTTAATGCAGCTAAAGGATTCGGTTTCATTGTTTACGATGGAAATGATTATTTTGTGAACTATCGGGACATCGTAGGGGAAGGATACAAGTTGTTGCTAGACGGCGACCGGGTGGAATTCATGCCCAATTGCCGGGGAAAGGGCAATTGGGCATCCAATGTGCGTGTGTTATCTGCCTCAAACGTGTGATCGCTGCTTAAGTTTCATGTAGAGCGTTGCCAATTGGCGGGTGACCACATCCCAATCCGGATCACAAAACCGCCAGGTCTTGATATGGCTTACGATCAACACTTTGGGCGCGGCATCATGCGCCATGTCTTGCATATCGAATAGCACGTGATAGCCTCGTTCACGGAAAGCATTGCATTGCTGTTTAACTGTTTCGTACTGGTTTGCCATCGGCATGGTTACGTCCTCTTGCAGTGTAAGTCACGGTCACATTCGTAGTGGAACATGTACTCTTTGTGGTTTGCTACGGCCTTGCACATCGTGTCAAAACTCGTATCAGGTTTTTGTTTGTACTTGTAGTAGTCACGCCAACAGTTGGATGCGAGCGTTTCGCACTCCTGTGGGTTTGGTATATTTTCCTGCATTTGCTTGTTGGGCAAGTACAGTGGTTGACTGAATGTACAGATTAATGTCCATGCTGCCATTTTTGTTGCTATCATTTATTGCTCCTGTTTAAACACGTATATTGTCCTGTACCTTTCCAACCAGTCCCACCCATTGCTTCCACGTATTGCTCACCCATGGATATGCATTGCTCTTGCGTATCCACATCGATAGATGTCAATCCGCCTGCGCGCCCTGATTGCAATATTAATACCAATACCCATGCTGTCATTATTACCTCTTTTGTTGTTATCGAAACATTCTAAACGTGCTGCCTTCTTCAACTTCCATGGCTTTTTTAAAAGATGTATAGAAGCTTGCGTGCTCATGCCATTGGTCGTTAACTTTTATCAATTGTTCTCCGTTAGACGTAAATCCTACATCTTGGATTGTGTGTTCTTTTATTTTATCGTTTTCGATTGACCAGCATTTTTGATGGGGTTTGAATTTCATTCTGTTTCCTCTGCTTGTTTTTGTTCTTCGTTGTTCATCGGTTAATTCCACCCTTCATATGTAGAATTTACATATTTGCATCGCAAACAAAAAAACTTATCGGGCATTGCCTGAATTGCATGTCCTTGTTTGTCTTTCGGTACCTCATACCCGCCAAATACATGCCCGAATAATTTACATAGCCATTTCATCTGTAAAACTCCCCGCATACCTTCAGCTCCTCTTTCGTGAAATCATTCATCAGACGCCTCCGAAAACCACTCTGAATTACAAAAAGAGCATAAATCAGAATATCCAGGAAGATTATTTTCTGAATCATGAATTATATGCCCACAATCGACGCATCTAGGAAGCTCTTCTTTCGTGAAGTCATTCATTCCTCACCCTCAATAATGCTCATATGTCTGTCGGCATCAATGTCTGCGCCGGTAAACGACTTATCACAACGCTTGCAGTTGTATCCGTGCACATCGCCTACATACTCTATTTTTTCATGCTCGCAGTAGTTATCGATTAGGGATTGGATTTTGTCTTTCAGGCTGTCTTCCCAATATATTTTTGGTCTTATTCCTGGGTCAGCGTCAATAATTTGAAGACCTTCTAATATTCCTTCCAACTCTTCTTTCGTGAAGTCATTCATTCCAATACCCCCTTACCGCATTTCTCGCAATAAGTTGCGTTACACCATTCATGCTCGCAGTAGTTGTCGATTAGGGACTGAACCTTGTTGAGCAGATTATTAGCTGTAGCATAATCATCTTTAACGGCGACAAAAGTGACCACGCATCTCATTCCTGTTCTAATTAATGCCAGCTCTTCTTTCGTGAAGTCATTCATTCTAAATCCTCATGACCTACGCACATTCCATTTTCACATGTAAATCTAAATAAAATATCGCAATGACGGCATCTGTAAATGCCTGTGTCAAAATGGACTCTCTCTCCTTTTTCATTGTAATACGACATCCCTGAACGATGATCGCATTTTGGGTGGTTGTCGATTAGGGATTGGATTTTTTTCACTAAAATTCCATATATCGGGATTGGATTGCCACCCGCGATACAATCATCATCCCATACAACAAGTTCCTTTAGCTTTTCTAGCTCTTCTTTCGTGAAATCATTCATTTCCATCCCTCATTAAAATCTGGCTCTAGATATGGGGGCACTTTATCTGGGTCATTATCAAACCTGGGCAATATGTGTTCTCGATATATTTTATTCTTTCTATCCATTTCCGATTCATGTTGACAGTAATCATCGATTAGCGATTGGAGTTTCGAATCTAATTCAATGAGCTTGTCATGCCTAATGCTTGCGGCACCCCTGAAGATATAATCCCTGATGTACTCTAATTCTTCTTTCGTGAATTCATTCATTAAAAACCTCCGTCATGAAATTCTGGCATGTATGCCCAATGAGTAACTTTAATTTCTTCTTTTCTCTTACAGTCTTCCGGCCAAAACTCTTCATCCCAAAACTCCCAGCCGTCGCGAGTATGGATGGCTTGATAGATAAATTGACAAAAATCTGCGTTTAAAACCCTTGCAATCACATAACCGACATTATTCCCTGGTAAAAATTCATCTGTCGAATACCATTTTATCGGGCTTTTTTTCGTGAAGTCATTCATCTATACCACCATCCCAACAATCCCAGACACCGCAACAAGACAAGCCCAGTATTCAACGCCTACAATGCCCATGTGCTCACAAATTACGCCTGTGATTACTGCGGCACATGCGCCTATTATTGCTGTTCTCATCTGTAAGAATCTCCACGTAATTCTTTAGAAAACATTAGCACCACAACCCCTGTAACTAAGGAATGCACAAAACTAACAGTGAAGGCTTTGAAGTCAGAGCTAAATAATAAGTCTGCCGAAACGATTACAGAAATAACGGCGATCATTGCTGTGTTTATTGTATTCATCTATAAAACTCCCCGCATTTGGTGCATTTGTATTTTTCTTCAGGAACTTTAGCGCTGTGCCAATATTCGGGCTTGTAACCCCACCACATTCCATCGCTTTCATGACGGCATCCATGCTGGGAGTAGCCGTCAATCATCCTTTGCAATTTAGCCTCTAGCGCATGCTCAAAATCATTGCCGTTCGTTAACATGAACTTTCGGTATATGTATTCAATCTCTTCTTTCGTGAATTCATTCATTTTCTATCCTTCGAATCACATCCATCAGGTGGGGACTGGAATAGGAAGCATGAACGATTTGCCGCCAATCATTCCACGAAATATGTTTCATCCTATCCGATGAAAAAACCTTAATTCGCACCATTTGTTTTGGGTGCAGGTAAACTTGCTGCGTATATTCAACCCCCTTTAAAAGCCTGATGATATCTAAATCATTCAATGGGAAATTGATTTCTATGGGCGGTTTTTCTTGTAGTTCGTTTTTCGTGAAGTCATTCATGCATTTTCCTCATTTCTCCACATCTTTTGCATAGCCCGATTTTGATAGACAATGCTTTCATATTTATGTCGTACCAATGTTGAGAATCATGATACTCTTGATTATGACCAATAATAAAGCAAGTTAACCTAGAGGCCCATTTCATCTGTAAAACTCCCCACACTTGGTGCATTTATAGTGATGTGCGCGTTGATATCTGTAGTCTTCGCCATCACTTTCATGCTGACGACATCTGTCGCCCCGCCTAGATTCCAAAACACTCTTAATGTGCTTTTGTTCCCAGGTTTCTGGTTTATCCTCTGGATCTGGATCAAGCAGCGCCCGCAGCCTGGCGATTGCATTGTCAATATCTTTGAACCTATCCTCTATCTCCAGTTTTATTTTTTCGTAGTCAATCATGTAATAATTCCTTATGTGAAAAAGCCACGGATTTAACCGGCTCGCATGAACGCAAAAAAGGCTCTAAATCTTGAGGGTACAAAGCAACCTCTTCTCTCATGCCATGACATTCCGCAATAAATGTAATTGTACAATCGCGAAAATTGTTATAATGCATGAATTTATCGATTGGCTTATTGCAAACCAAACATTCTGGGTGTAGCTCGTCGTAGTCAATCATCATTCTTTCCTCAAATAAGCAGCCATTAAAACATTTTCAGGCTTCAAATCACCCTCGTGTAGGTGATACGAAAACACCTGAAAGAACGCATCCGCCAACTCCAAACCCATTGGGTCATCGCTTGCAAGGTATGATTCCATCTTGCGCAGAATCTCGCGGGCCTCTTTGATGTTTCGGATGTTTCGCCGTCTTCTTTCTTTAGTTTCGGACGTCATGTTTCATGGCTTTCAAATGATTAAACATGCTGTACGCACACCATGTTTGCGACACAGCGCCAAGCACAACGCATGCGGCCCATAACAACAAGACCGATTTAGGAATCTTCATTTATTCTCCTTGTCTTTTAAAATCCTGCTAACCGAATGCGCCATATAAGTCAGCAACCCCTCTAAAGCCTTGTGTGCTGACTTGTTTTCAGGGGGTATCAGCGAAGGAAGTATCATTAACGACCCATGCATTCGCCCAATCAGTAACGCCATTTCAGCATTTTGTCTTTGTTCGTCCGTCATTCTTTAATCCTCCCTGTTATAGTTTTTAGCTAGGTTTATGGCCATTTCTCTAATGCGATTGATTAATTGATTTTCCGTCCATGATGCGTAATCATCGGCTATCGTTACAGATGGACACCCTAACTTTATCTGTGTTAAGACGTCCGTAAACGAATCATAATAATTGTATTCGCGCAGGTAGTGCGATAGCGCATAGTGTTGGTGTTTGTTCATCGTTCCCCACTCTCTAGTCGGTCAATGTGGTCTTTGGCGGCTTGGTTCGCCTCTTCTTTTGTGTCGTACCATTCGTCCGATTCAATTTCATCCGTACAGTACAGCACATCGTTGTATGCGTAGATTGTATAATCCCAGCCGTCATTCTCATTGCACGTTGTCACTACGTACTCATAGCAACTGTATTTCATCCTCATGCTCCTTGCTCCAATCGTTTGTTAACATCCAAAACCTGCTGCGCAAAGTAAACCAAGCTATCCCATGCGAATGGGTGGCTTGTTTCGTTGTACAACTCCTCACCGTCTTCATTTTCAACCATTACCTGTATTTGGCCACCCACTCGATACGCCTCAATAGACATGTCGTTACCCATGATGTCGTATAGTTCTAATGCCATTTCTTATCTCTCGCTAGTTAATATGTAGCTATTGTATACGAACGTATACAAACAATCAAGCATATCATATAGTCTTTTGATAAATAGTTTTTGTTGATGCAAGTGGGTTTATTTGCGAGCGCTTTGGTTAGTGGGTCAAGTCAATGCTGGCGTGGGTATTCACAGAGTTACCCACAGATTTTGTGTGTATGTTGACATAGCTATATTAGGTCGCTAAACTAACTCTATATTAACTCTAATTGAGCCTATCATGTCTAAAGACTTTGATGATGCAAAAGCTGACAACAGTCATTACAGCGTGCCCAGCATGTATGGCAAACTGGTGCGTGAGCAGTACAATCAACAGCCTAAATATTGTGAGCCAGGTCAAGCTGGTGGCGGGATGAAAGGTCCTCATAGCAACAAGCAAACTGGGCCTTAATATGGCTGGTGGCCGACCTTCTACTTACACTGTAGAGTTGGCCGCACGTGTTTGCGAGTTAGTAGCAACACACACATGCGGTATCAGAAAGCTTTGCGCGATGTATGATGAACTCCCAGATGTATCAACCATTAATCTTTGGCGCTTTAAGCACAAAGAGTTTTCAACGCAATATTTGAGCGCTAAACAAGCACAAATGGATTTAGTGATGGAAGATTTAAACGATGACATGAATGATGAGCTTCGTTTTTATCACGACGACAAAGGTAATGAGCGTATTGATGCGCCCTCAGTTACGATAGCGGTTGCTAAAGCAAATAATAAAAAATGGTTTGCAAGCAAGTTGGCTCCCAAGCTTTACGGCGTTAAGCCTGAAGAAGACACGACTACCGCAAACACTCTTATCGAAAAACTCATAGACAAGTTGTAAGTTATGTCTTCCGTTGTAACTATGAAGTGCAGGAAATGCGAAAAAAAATACCCCGCCAAAACAGCTGAAATAAAAAGAGGCAAAGGCTTTTTTTGCTCAGTTGTCTGTTACCATGACTTTAAACGACCTTTTAAAATAGAACGTCCATGCGAAGTATGTGGAGTTGAAATGCTTATTACTCATCAACAATGCGAAGACAAGCGATTTTGTTCACGCAGTTGTTATGATAGATTCCAAAAAGAAATTAATTTAAAGAAGTGCGAGCACTGCGGTAAAGAGATGGAGAAGAAACCGGGGTATTACAGACTTAGATTTTGTTCTATTAGGTGTTCTGTGAGACATAGACATGACTGACCTATCACGTCTACGTGACTTTAGATTTTTCGCTGAAAACTTCTTTAAAATCCGTGCCAAAACTGGCGCGGTATTGCCGTTTGTTCTGAATAGGGCACAGCTCTATCTTCATGACCGTCTTGAGGCGCAGATAAAAGAAACGGGTAAAGTTAGGGCTATATGCCTAAAAGGAAGGCAACAAGGCGTGTCAACATACGTTCAAGCTCGGTACTTTCATAAGACCATTACCAATCGCGGTATCAAGACTTTTATTTTGACGCACGAAGCAGCAGCAACAAAGAACTTATTTGAAATCACAAAACGATATTATGAGTACCTTCCTGTTGGTTTATGTCCAAAGGCCGACAAAGACAGCGTGAAAGAACTGAACTTCTCTACCATTGATTCCGGTTACGCGGTTGGTACGGCTGGCAACAAGGGCGCTGGTCGCTCACAAACAATTCAGTTGTGTCATAATTCAGAGGTTGCATTCTGGCCTCACGCCGAAGAGCATGCGCAGGGTTTAATGCAAGCCATTGGCGGCCAAGGCGGAACAGAATTAATACTTGAGTCAACAGCTAACGGCATCGGAAATTACTTTCATTCGGTTTGGATAGGTGCGCAACAGGGAACAAACGGCTTTGAGGCTATATTCTTGCCTTGGTATTGGCAGGATGAATACCGAGATAACGGAAAGGATTACAAGCCGTCTGATAATGACCTAGAGCTATACGATCAATACAAAGATGATGGCTTAACCATGGCGCATCTTGCCTGGCGCATCAAAAAGATATATGAGTTTCACAACGAATACGATATTGGCGTTATACGTTTTGACCAAGAATATCCCATGTCTTGGTCGGTCGCCTTCACCAACCCGATTGATGATACATTCATCCACGCAAGCCACGTAGTTCGCGCACGCAAATGCACAATAGAATCAGACGCAGCATTAATCATAGGCGTTGATCCAGCCATAGGCGACAATGACCGCTGCGCAATCATACGCAGACGCGGACGACTGGCGTTTGGTATTGAGGTTTTACGTAATCACAATACAATGGAATTAGCTGGTAGACTGAAAACCATCATTGATAGAGAGCGACCCACTAAGGTTTGCATTGACCCCATTGGTATTGGTGCGGGCGTTGTCGACCGATTGCAGGAAATGGGTTATGAATGCGTGGAAGGCGTTAATGTTTCTCGGTCTGCTAACGATAGGGAGCGCTTTGCTAATCTACGCGCAGAGCTTTGGTCAGAGATGCGAGACTGGTTTACCGGAGAATTGCCCGTATCCATACCTGACAGTGACGAATTACACAGAGATTTGTGTTCGTTAGGTTACAAGCATCGCAGCAACGGGCAGTTGTTGATTGAGTCTAAGGACGATTTACGTAAACGTGGCATGCCGAGTCCAGATATTGGCGACGCATTAATGCTTAGTTTCGCATTTGGTCAACACGTTGGCAACAGCAGTTACCGACCACAGCTTGCGCCCAAAGGATATAACGAGATGTTCTCTTAATCGCGCCGTTTGTGCCATAATCGATCCAAAAACAACAAGGACTCGTCAACATGGTAAGAAAAGCCGAAAAAATATCCCGAAGCGCCCGCATCGCTTGCGAAAAATGGCAAGAATATTTTAGAACCAACATAGACGAATATCACCGCATCCATAACTTCGTACTCGGCAAGCAGTGGACTGATGACGAAGAGGACATGCTAAAGACCTATAAAAAGGTGCCGCTTCAATTCAACAAGTTAGCCACGCTAATCAATACGCTCCTCGGTGAACAACAACAGAACACACCCCAATTACAGGTTGTGCCGCTGGACAATTGCGATCAAGAGGTTGCCAAGTTACGCGAGACGATTGTTAAAGACATTATGTTCAGCACCAACGCTAAAACCGTGTATCAAGTCGCAGCAACACAGGCGTTTGTTGGCGGATTTGGCGCGTACATGATTGGCACCGATTACATTTATGACAAGTCGTTTGACTTGGATATCGTCTATCGTCACATCAAAGATGCAACGCGTGCTTACTGGGATGTGGGCGCCGAACGACCGAATAAAACAGACGGTATGCACGCGGGCTTTATGTCACGCATGAGTCGCGCTAAGTTTCGCT